AGCTCTCTCTGGTGCTCTTGAATCTTAGCGATTCTGGCAGCCTTGTTCTCTTCGAACTTCTTGCTCTTCTCGTTCGCCTCGTCGATTATTCGATTCATGTTCGAAATAGAAGTGACGAGTCCGTCCTTAGTGGCGTTGTTGGTCTTGAACTCGATCTTGTTGTTCGAGTTTCTCAGCTTGACCTCGTCCAGCATATCGGCGATTGCGCCGAGTCCGAACACAGTCTCAATCAACTCTCTTCTGTCAGAAAGGCACATGTTGAAGAACGGAACATTTGAGATAGCGCCGATGCACATCACGTTCTTGAACAGAAGATACTTGATTCCGATGAGCTTGTCCACTTCCACCTGATTGAGCTTGACAGAAGAGAGCATATCGACGGTATCGCCGTTCTTCGTGATCTCGAACTTCTTTGGCTTCTGACCGCGAGCGATGATGTAGTGGTCATCGCCGAGATCGAAGTCGATCTGAACTTCCATGTTCTTGCGGTTGGTCAAGTTGACGAGTGACTTCACGCTGATCTCGCGATAGGGCTTTCCAAAGAGCACATAAGAGATAGCGTCGACTACTGAAGATTTTCCTGATCCGTTCACTGCGTTGATGATGTTGAGCTTCGAATTGAAGTTGATCTCAGTCCATCCGTTGCCATACGACATGAAGTTGCGGAATTTGATTTTGTTGAACTTTACATACATATACAGGTTAAATATACAATTTTGCGCATTTTGAACATTTTCGAGCAGAGGGGTTTACAAATTCGAGTAAATTACCTATATTGTGATCGAAAGGAGGTTCTATGGACTCCAATAAGAAGAAAGAATTGATGGAAAACATCAAAAAGTATGGAGAACTTTGCGCCGAGAAGAAGAAATACTCGGCCCGTAAGCTGCTAGAGAGCATCGACAAATCGGTGCTCACGGATCGCGAGCAGTTCTTCAAATACTTGGAGGAAGCATGAAAGCCGAAGATTTTGCAAAATTCAAGATCATGGCAGAATCTGATGTGCAGCTGCCCGAGAATCCAGACGACATTCTGAAGAAGAACATGTTGATCCCTAACCTCAAGCAGAAGTACATCGACGCATACAGACAGCAAGTGGCAGTCGTTGCTACGCTCGAAACCAAGCTCGAAGAAGCGCTGGCGAGAGCACGACAGAAGTTGAAGAATGACGGATACGCATGGACTGCGAAGGAGATGACTGAGCAGTGCTCAATCGATCCAGATGTCGCGAAGATAAACAAGGCGCTAATCGAACAGCGCTACTACATGGGCTGGCTCGAAGAGACTAGCGCAAACATCACGTCGCTGTCATTCTCTATCAAGAACTGGATAGAGTGGAAGAAGATCATCTCAACCAACTTCTAGGAGGAAAGATGTCCCAGAGAGGCATAAACATCGTTAAAGACAAGATCGAAGATCTTGAGCTCCTCATCTACGGAATCGAGATGCGCATCTACTACGGCAGCGGAGATCAGATCCACTTGACCCAGAAGAAACAAGAGAAAATCCACGAACTCGAAAAGCTCCAAGCTTTTCTGTCAGACATGAGAGGTGGCAAATGAGCACAGGAACAACTTCACACGTTCGCAAAGCAATCATGCGAACCAAAGAGCACGATCCAGAATACTTCAAGAAGTGCATCGAACAGCGACTCATGTTCGGAAAGGGAAGCTTCTATCTCTACACGAATCCAGCAGAACTGGAAGAAGAGCTGATGAGAGCTGTCTGGTGCAAATACGACCATCCGAACATCGCTCCTGGCTGCCACGGCTACATCACGTACTCTCAGAGACTCTCTGGGTACATCGGTCTCGTTCCTCTCGCTATGGTCCCGAGCGATACGAAGTGCTATCTGAAAGATCCAAAGGGTTGCGGAAAGCTGTCTCTCTGCGTTAAGCCTCTCAACGGCGACATGTGGCCAGTCAACTACACAGTTATGATCACTGGAGACGACGGCTACGGTCAGTGCATGTTCACGTTCCACCCTGGAGATCCGATCAAGCCGTCTACCTTGTCTGCTGACGGAAACAATGAGCTCGGCCTCAAAGACGGAGATGTTATCACTGCTAAGAAGGCTATCGAGCTCGGATTCAAGCACGCTAAGATCGACAAGTGTAGGTGAGTATGCTTCCAGATCAAGCAATAGCAGAGAACTTCTTTGATCTTGCATCTTACGATCAGATGTGGACATGGAGATACTTCTGTCCCTTCGACACAAATCACTACTTGTTCGAGATTGTGAAGGAGAAGGATGGAAGCGTCCATCCAGTAGCTATCGACTTGGTGAACAAAAAGAGACTAACTCACACCAAAGAGCAGTTCATGGCTGCTTATGGCGAATTCATCTTTTATAGCGCAATGCACTATGATCCGACTTGGAAAGTCTAAGCCTTCACGTTGGTGTTTCCACCGTTAGTCGGAGCACCAGTTACGAAACAAGCTGGGTGAGCGCACACTAGACTCTTAAGTGTATTTCTTCCAAGATTGACATCGCCGAGGACGGAGTTGATGTTCACGTTCTTCTTAGCATCGATGTTCACTTCTCCGTTAGCAGTCAAGTTGAATGCGCCCTCAAGCTTTACATCCATGTGAGCTGGCTGTGGATTTCTGAACTTCAACGACATGCCCTGCTCTACTGTGATAGATCCGTCTGGGTCTATCAACATTTTCAGACCAGATCTGTGGACAAACTTGAATGTGCCGTCAGATCTGTTTACTGTCAGACCGTCACCGTCGTCCGTCTTGAACAGAACCATCACGTCTGGATAGTCTAGATCGTTAGTTGCTTCATCTAGAATAGAGTCTCCTGGCTTTCTCATTCCAGCGAACGAACGAATTGCGACCTCTACTGGGTTCTCTACCGTGATCATTCCCTCATAGATCGGCTTGAACGGATCACCGTTCTCGAAGTAGCCGCGAATGACAGCATCAATCTCAGGGATGACGAGATTAGAGGTAGATGCTCCCAAGTACTTCTGTTCTGGAAGAGCCCACGGAAGAAGAGTGTCCATGACGTCGTCGTAGAGACCGAAGATTCTTACACGAACACGACCCATCTTGAGAGGATCCTTGTTGTTGATCACCTTTCCAGTCCACTTGCCTTGGAACTTCTTCGGATCCAAGTCCTGAAGATTCATGCCTCCCATGCCGTCATCTTGTGCATTGGAGTAGATTCCTGAAAGTTTGCTCTCGTCTGACATCATTTCTTTCCTTTCTGCATTGCTTCAGCTTCTTTCTTAGACAGCTCGTTGACAATTCCTATCGTCAGCTCTACTTCGTTGTATGGCATATCGTCTGTGAGAACGATTCCGCAGTACTTGCTGACCTGAATCTGGTTCTTGATCATCGTGTACATCCTGACCTTGTTGAAGAGATTGTCGTCAGAGATGTTCACACCGACTCTAAGCTCTCTTCTGCACTGGGTGCAAGATAGATCTGCATAGCTGAGAATTCCGCACTTAGCGTCGTTAGCGAGACGACGGAGCTTAGCGTAGTCAGGTGCCAAGAGACCCTCAACTGCGTCCTTCATCTCGCTGTCAGTTCCTCTCAGTATCTGGTCTATGTTCGTCCAGTTGAGAATGTCGTCGACTTCTGGATCTCCAGTTCTGTGCACTGGATCGTAGAACTTCTTGTAGACTGAGCTGATCTCTTCGTCTATTCCCTCGACCCTGCATGTTCCTAGCTTAGACTCTGTGATTCTCTTCACATGGAGATCAGACATCTTGAAGTCAGATCTGACTCTCGATCCACAGAACGGACATGTGAACTCGGTCTGGTAGCCGTTCGAGAGCATGAATGTGTTAGTTCTTATGTAGAAGATGATAGAGAGTCTGTCCATCGCCAGAACGTCAGACAGCTCCATGTTGTCGAGCACCAGAACACGCTTCACCAGATCGTTGACCATGTCGTGCGCGTTGTTCGGATTCATTCCCGACAGATACTTCAGATCTCTCATGTTCAAGCATCTGAATCTCATAGATGCGTCAGGCGGATATTGCTTTCCATAGCTGGGCAGCTTGCTGAACTCGATCTTCCAGTAGTTTGGTTCTAAGTGCATCAGTTTCCTCTATAGATAATATATAGCCAAAGGAGAACACATGGCAGAGAGCAATTGGAAGAGTGACGGATATGTCCCTGACAAGCACGGGTTCTGGAAAGCTACTCTTGACGACAGAGCAGACTTCGGATATCCAGTAGGATATTACTACGCTGACACTCTCAGAGCAGTGATGATAGCAGTCGGAAACTTCTTCAACGACTTCTATGTCATTCGATATGACGAGAACGGCTATCCGAGAAAGAGAATTCAAGTTCCGTTCAAGTTCGGACCGAGAGCTAAGTCACACGACTTCAGAAGAGAACAAGAATCTGGACAAGAGTACGTGATTCCTCTGCCGAACATGTACTACAAGATCACGTCGTTCCAGTATGACAATCTGAGAGCTGCATCCTCTAACGCCATCAGAACATGGTATGAAGACTATCTGGTGAACAAGGGAGTAGAGGAGAGGGCAGTTCAGCTTCTCTGGTCAGACACACAGCCAGTTCCATACAACGTTGGAATCGAGATCACGGCTAAAGCCGACAAGCTGTCGGATCTGTTCCAGATCATAGAGCAGGTCACTTCACGATTCAATCCAGACGCTTTCGTGTTCATCAAAGAGTTCTGGTTCATGAACATTCGAAGAGACGTGAAGATGAAGCTGGACAGCGTAGACATCTCCTATCAGGATGAAGAGCCAGGAGAGCAAGCGAAGAGAGAAGTCGAAGCTAAGTTCACCATCACTATCGAGACATGCATGTATACGAAGATCATGGACGGCGCTATCATCGACCAGATCATCGCTACTCTCAATCCTTCGATCGCAGTCTTCAGAGCAGAGACATCAGAGTTCACGCTCAGCGGAACATCTGGAGAGAATCCAGAGTTCTACTTGGACAAGAATGCTGCTCTCAAGCATCCTCTCTACACGAACGGAATCATCAAAGAAGTCGGAGCGTTCAAGGACGATCCGAATCTCGGAGTCTACGAGCCGACAGAGGGTCACGAGCACGAGTTCTTCTCGAACAGCCCTGGCTACTGGACATTCACTTCTGCTTGGACAGCAGAGCACGCCGACAAG